TGTTTTGTACTAAATTTTGGGTCAGACAAGACTTGTACAACTAGCTTTACCGTGCAATTTCCAACGGCGAGTTATTCGTCCGCAATTTTAACCATTGGTACTACCACAAGTAGTATTAACTATAGTAGTTCAGACTAGGAGTAATTATGCATAAAGAATTTACAGGATCTGGCGACCACGCAGAAATTACTCTGCAGACTAACGCTATCAAAGACGAGACATTTGGTATTGAAGGCCACTACCACGTAGAGTGCCGTGATGCAGATGGTAATGTAAAGTGGACTGAAGACTTCCCTAACCAAGTAGTTCAGGTTGGCAAGATTTTTATGTTGTCACAGACTTTATTGTCTTCACCAGTTGCTTTAGTTGGCCCATATCTTGGATTGGTAGTTGGTACTGGAAACACATTCTCGCCAACCGATACCATGACATCCCATGCTGGATGGACTGAGTTTACTGCTTATACCGTATCCTCTTCCGCTGTTCGTGGCACTGCCGTATTTGCAACCCCTACTGGTAACAACAATACTACCCCCGGTTCTAACGTTGTAACTGCAGCTGCTTCCGCTATTACTTACACAATTACTGGTTCAGGCGGTGTAGTTGGTGGATGCTTCTTGGTTACCGGTACTGGCGCTACATCTACTTTTGGTAATACTGGTGGTACTTTATACAGCGCTGGCGCATTTGGTACAGCTAAGACCACAACAGCTGGCGATACTGTAAGCGTTACATATTCGACAACTGCGACTAGCTAAGGAGTCCTAAATGGCTCTAGTGCTGTATGACCGGGTACAACAGACTGGTACTGCTAACACAACCGTAAGTTTTACACTAAGCGGAAGCGTTGCAGGGTATCAGTCTTTTGCCGTTGTCGGTAATGGAAACACTACCTATTATGGTGCTGTAGATGCTTCTGGTAACTGGGAAGCAGGTGTTGGTACTTATGCTACTGGTGGTACATTAACCCGTACAACAATTTTAGCATCATCAAACTCAGGATCTGCAGTTAGCACGTTTAGCGGATCAGTTAACATATTTGTTACATATCCAGCAGAAAAATCGGTTAATCGAGATGCTAATGGTAACGTTAATATTTCTTACACGCCAAACGTAGCAACCAATATTGGGGCTTTAAACGTAGGAGATGGAACATATAGCACATCTGCAACCGGCCAAATTGCTTCTTTTGCTAGTGCTGATGCAACATACGCAAACGTCATATTACAAAATACAAACAATACAAGTTCTTCAGCATATTCTTCTTATGTAACAGCGGCTAATAACTACCCAAATCAGTACATGGAAATTGGTAGTAATAGTACAAACTATAATGCTACAGCCGCTGGGTTCGTGATGAACTCATTAAATTCTGCTGGCGCAAACTTTGTCGAATCTTATGGATCTGATTTAGTTTTAGCTACTTGGACGAGTAATAATATTCACTTTTTACAAAACGCTACATCCGCAACAACAGATTCAATGACGTTGTACGCTGATGGCGGTGCTTCTTTAGGTGGTCTTGGAGACCCCGGTATTGGAAATATTGCAATTAATAATGCCGTTGTTGGATTGACCACTATTACTGCATCCACCACCGCTGTATCTTTAACTTCATCTTCAACACAAGTTCAAGCAGTTTCCGGATCAACAACTCAAAGAATTAATTTGCCTCAAGCAACAACGCTTCTTAAGGGTACTTTTTATACTGTTGCCAACACTTCTACTGGAAACGTATCAGTTTATGATAACGCTGGCACATTGTTGGAGACCATTACTACTGGTGGAGCAGCTCAGTTTTTATGCGTCTCTAATGCTACTTCTGCTGGCACTTGGGGCGTTCGTGTTTTTGCATCATCTAATACCCAGTGGGGCAATTCAACTTTAACCTATCCCGGAACTATTGCTAGTGCAACTTGGAACGGAACTACAATCGGCACAGGATACGGTGGTACAGGATTAACCACATTTAGTTCATCTAACTATGCTATTTATTCTACGTCGCCCTCTACATTAGTTGCAGGTACTTTACCCGTTCTTGCTGGTGGTACGGGCGTAACAACTTCTACAGGTTCTGGCTCTGCCGTATTAAATACTTCGCCAACTTTAGTTACTCCAACTTTAGGTGTAGCAAGTGCTACATCTTTGACTTTAGGTTCTGCTTTAACAATAGCCAATGGTGGAACTGGACAGACTACAGCTTCTGCAGCTTTCAATGCGCTTTCTCCAATTACTACCACTGGAGATTTAATTGTTGGTAACGGCACTAATAGCGCTACTCGTTTTGGTATTGGTTCAAGTGGATATGTATTAAGCTCTAATGGATCAACTGTGGCTTGGACTGCTCCGGGCGGTTCTTCTATTCTTACAACTACTGACTTTACCGCAACATCTGGTCAAACAACATTTAGCGTAACCTATACCCCAGCTTTATTACAAGGCGTTTATCGTAACGGTATTAAGTTAGGTTTATCCGACTATACGGCTACAAACGGTACATCTATTGTTTTAAATACCGGTGCTATTACGGGCGACTTGATTGAGGTTCAGTATTTCTCTGCTTTAGCCACGACTACAACAGTTACTTCATTTAGCGGCGGATCAACAGGATTAACGCCATCTTCTGCGACTTCTGGTGCAGTGACTTTAGCTGGCACTTTAGGGGTTGGTAATGGCGGTACAGGATTAACTTCTCCGGGTACTTCAGGTAATGTACTAACATCTAATGGTACAGGTTGGGTTTCTTCGGCTCCCACCGGTGCAACAGTTACTCCTACTACAAGCAACACAACTTATTATATTGTTGGCTCTTCATCCACATCTGGTTCATTATCGGCAGCCTATGTTTCTAATACCAACGGAGTTTCATACAATGCCTCTACTGGAGCTTTAACAGCTTCTTCGTTCTCTGGTGCAGGAACAGGTCTAACAGGTACTGCCTCTTCTTTGACGGCGGGTACGGCCTCTACAGCAAATGCTTTGAATACTGGAAATAACTACCAAGTTAATTCTTTAGGTGTTGGAACTTCCTCAACCACTGCTGGACAATTAAAATCTACTACAGCAATTATTACTCCCGGTACATCTGGTGTATCTACGGGTCTTACAGTGGTAAACGGAGATATAACTACTTATCGTAGTGGCGGCACAACTGGAGTTATTTATCTTACTAATTCTGGCTCTATATATCTTTATTACGATGGGTCTTCATACCAACTAGCAAGCGCACCGTTAAATGTGGGCGGTTCTGTTACAGCAACTTCTTTTATTGCTTCTTCTGACGAGCGTTTAAAAACAAATTGGAAAAACTTAAACTTAAATTTTTTAGACCGTTTAGCTGATGTTAAAAATGGTACTTTTAAGCGTATTAGTAGTGGCAATCGGGAAGTCGGAGTAACTGCGCAATCTTTAAAAGAAATTTTGCCAGAAGCAGTAACTGAAGGTGAAGACGGTATGTTATCTGTTAACTATGGTGGAGCTGCACTGGCTGCGGCTATTGAACTAGCTAAAGAAGTTAAGGCACTACGGGCTGAGATTAAAGCATTAAAAGCGGAGTTAAATAAATGACACAAGCAAATAACGTAGCGATTGAAAGCTCACAAATAAACTCTTCTGGCGTATTGCAGCCTGCTGGTGGTGGTACAGGAGTAACTACAACTACCGGTTCTGGCTCTGCCGTATTAAACACAAGCCCTACTTTAGTAACCCCAGCTTTAGGAACCCCAGCTTCTGGTAATTTAACCTCATGTACTGGTTATACAACGGCCAACTTAAGCGGAACCATAAGTAATGCCCAACTAGCAAATTCATCGGTTACTGTTAATAGCACAGCAATTGCTTTAGGTGGAAGCGCAACAATTACGGCCGTAAATCCAAATGCTCTAACTATTGGTACTGGATTATCTGGAACTTCATATAACGGCTCTTCGGCTGTAACTATTGCCAATGCAGGCGTTACTTCTGTTGCAGCGGGAACAGGCATAGGTGTTTCTGGTTCAACTGGTGGTGTAACTATATCTAATAGCGGAGTAACTTCTGTTGCCGCCGGTACTGGTATTTCAGTTTCTGCAACTACTGGTGGTGTAACAATTACTAACTCAAGTCCCGGAACCACATATACAGGCGGAACCGGTATTTCAGTATCGGGTTCTACAATCACAAATACTGCACCGGCCGTAACTGCTGGTGAAGCAAAAGCTTGGATGAATTACAATGGAACTGCATATTCAATTCGTGCTTCTTATAATGTAAGTAGCGTTACACATAATAGCGGTGGAAATTACACCATTAACTTTACCACTGCTTTTTCTGATACAAACTATGCAATGGTTGCAATCTGTTCTTTAAGCTACCCTAATACGGGGGGTTTTAGTGAAACAGTTATGCCGGGTACAACAAGCACAGGTTCTCAAGTAATTTTAACCGGTGTAGACCACAGCGGCACGCAATTTCAACGTGATGAACCATATATTTGCGCTGCATTTTTTAGATAAAACAGGAAACAAAATGGCTCAAGTAATCATTCATGCAAACTCCAATGGTGGAGTATCTGTAACAGTTCCATCAGGCGAATTGCCTATTGAGGAAGTTCTAGCAAAAGATTGCCCATCAGGTGCAATTATTGTGGATTCTTCAGTTTTGCCACAAGGGTCAGACGCTAAGTTTTTTGATGCTTGGAAATTAGAGGGTTCTACTATTACTGTAGATTTTGCTAAAGCTCAATCAATTAGATTAGCTCAATATAATTTTGCAGCTGTAAGAGTAGCCCAAAGTCGTCAATTAAATACTTTAGCTGGAATTGAGAATAATCCAGATGACACTACTTGGGCCAATAAATTAGCTTCTGATCGTGCTGCTATTGCAGCTGCTACTACAACAACTGAACTTTTAGCTATAACTAACCCAGCATAATGTTTGGAATAACTGCCTTTGCCCAAGCCCCGTTTGCCGCATTAGGTGGTAATGCTTATGTGTTCTCGCTTACAGAAGATTCTGGTTTAGCTGATTCTAATAGCCAGACTTTTGCATTTTTACAGTCTATTTCTGAACCTTTTACAATAACGGACAATAACTCTCAAGCAGGGTTGTTTATTGAAACTATTTCAGAAGCATTTAGTTTATCCGATTCTAATACCGCAACGGCAGCCCTTTTAGAATCCATTACGGAAAATGTAAACCTTGCAGAGTCTGAGGCTATAACTGCCGCATTTGCTGTATCCGATACCGAGAACTTTAGCCTAGCTGATACTCCGTCTACTTATTTTGCTGCACTAGAAAGCATTACCCAAGACGCCAATTTTTCCGATTCCAACACCAATCAGTTTGCTTTTGGGCAGTCTATTACTGAGCCATTTACTATGGCAGATTCTAGAGCCGTTACTGCCCAATTTGCCCAATCGGTTTCCGAGGCATTTACCTTGGCTGACTTTGAAGCTATAACCGCCCAGTTTGCTGTCTCTAGAACGGAAAACTTAACGCTGGCGGACTTAGAAACCATTGTTTCCGTGTTTTTCTTGTCTATTGTAGAAAACCTTAGCGTAGCTGATGCCAATACTGCAGCTGCTGGATTCTTGGGAGTCATTACTGAAAACTTCAATTTAGCCGATTCTAACGCTACCCAGTCGGCTTTCCTAGAGTCTATTACGGAAAACTTTAGTCTTTTAGACTCCCTATTTACTACAGGATGGTTTAAAATCAACGATAATCAGACAATTACGTGGAACGCCATTAATAATACTGGATCCGTAACTTGGTCTAATATTGGGGATGCACAAACCCCCAACTGGGTAGTAATTAATAATACGCAGCAATAAGGGATAAGTATGTCATCACAATATACAACTAGTCTAAAAATCCAAGAAATTGGAAACGGCGAACAGTCGGGTATTTGGGGTTCTACGACCAATACAAACTGGCAGTTAATTGAGCAAGCCGTGGCTGGTGTACAGACCATTACCATGTCTAACAGCAATTACACCCTATCAAATCTTAATGGTTTGCTAGATGAAGCCCGCAATATGGTTTTAGTGGTTACAGGAACAAACAATACTACTTATCAAGTTATTGCGCCTTTAGTTTCTAAAATGTATGTGGTCACTAACAATACTACTGGTGGTAATTCAATTACTATCGGAGCTTCGACTGGATCTGTTATTACTATTCCTAATGGGACTACTGCTCAAGTTTATTGTGATGGCTCTACGGGTTTTTACTCAGCTCAAACTGGATCAGCGGGCAATTTTACAGTTAATGGTAACTTAACCGTTACTGGCAACCAAGCAGATGTTGGATCATTTAGCGCTGCTTCTATAAGTGTTTCTGGTGCAGCGGCATTTGCTACAAGTCCAACCGCACCTACCCCCACTACGGGAGATAATACCACTAAAGTAGCAACTACCGCTTTTGTTCAAAATTCTATTGCTAATGTGCCATCTGGTTCATTATTAATGTGGCCCACTACTAGCGCACCTAGCGGATATTTATTATGCAATGGATCTGCGGTATCTCGTACAACCTATTCCGGATTATTTAGTGTTCTTGGAACTACTTTTGGTTCTGGTGACGGATCTACTACATTTAATCTACCAAACTATGCGGACCGTATGCCTATTGGTGTTGGTACTATTGCATCTTCTATCGGTGCTACCGGTGGATCTTCAACAACTACAATTAGCCAAGCTAACTTACCAAATGTAAACTTTACGGTTACGGATCCCGGACATTTCCATTCAGTTACAGGAACATCAACAACCCCAATAGGTGCTTATGGTTCTGGCGGTGGAAATATGGGTAACTATACAACTTCAAACACGTCTACCGTAACAACGGGTATTACAGTTAATTCAGGCGGTTCTGGTACTGCAGCAACTACTATTTCCCCATATCTCGGTATTAACTTTATTATTAAGACTTAAAGGTAAATCATGACGGTTACAGTTGGTGGTTCAAATATTACTTTTAGCGATTCAAGTACTCAATCTACTTCATATTTAGCGGCTTCTAGTAATTCTTCAGGAAGTGGATATGTAAAATTTGGTAATGGTTTAGTTATTCAATGGGGTTCAACAACAACTAATGGTACAGGTACGATTACCTTTCCAATAGCTTTTCCTACGGCAGTAACTTCTGTTACTTTGGGAACTTATGGTAATAGCGACGATAATAATAATCCCTCACCAAAAATTGAAGGAACTCCCTCAACAACAAGTATGGTAACTAGAAACGTATTAAATACAAATACGACTGGTGCATATACTTATTGGACTGCGATAGGATATTAATATGACATATTATTTTTCAGCTTCTACTAAAGGCTTTTATTCAAATCAAATTCATGAAACTATGCCTAATGATGTAGTAGAAATTACAGATGAAGAACATCAAACATTATTAGATAGTCAATCTAATGGATTTCAAATTTCAAGCGATAGTAATGGAAAACCAATTAGCATTCCTGTACCACCACCAACGCCAGAAGAAATTGCTGCACAAAAAGCACAAGAAACAGCAAGGGCTTCCGCATTAGCTAAACTAACAGCATTAGGACTAACAGAAGCTGAAGTCCGAGCATTGCTTGGGTAAACTCTATGCAAGAAATATTAAAGCAACTTCTTACTGGCAAAGATAACCAAACTCATGATCTAGGTCGTTGGACTTGGTTTATTGGGTTTATTGCGGTTATTGCGATTGCTATTTACGAAGTTATGCAGTCCCACCAAATTAGCTTAACCGAACTTGCTTCGGCATTAGGTATTGTATCTGGTGCTGGTGGAGCTAGTGTAATGATGAAATCTCAAAGCGAACCGGGGGCGTAATGTTATATGGAACCTACATCAAAGCTGGTTTACTTATTGTACTTGTATGTGGTGTGTTTTTCGCTGGCTGGCATACTAGGGATAGGGATTTTACTATTTACAAAGATCAAGTCCGAATTGCAGCAGAAAAACAGCAAGCAGAAAACGAGTCGATCCAGAAACAACAGGCACTAATTAATAAAGGAATCCAAGATGAATATGATGCGAAGCTTAGTCTTTTGCGCCAGTATTATGCTAACGGGGTGCGGAACAACAATGGTGCCAGTACAGTGTCCGGCATTTCCTCAACCACCAAACTCTCTGATGCAATCGCCGCCTACAATCAACTTGCTTCAGATTGCGCAGCCACAACCCTCCAAACCGTAACACTCCAGCAATGGGTTAATGAACAGTTAGGTGTCAAATGAGTAAAGAGCAGTTAGCCGCTTGGGTAACTTTGGTTGCTACTTTTACTTTGTGTGTAACTGTAGTTGCTATGGTAAGCGTATTTATGATGGGGTTTTTTGACCCTCAAGTAGATAACAACAAATTATTTGAAATAGTCGGACCAGCTTTCCAAACTATTGTAGGTGGCTTTATTGGATTAATTACAGGTATTAAAATAGGTTCAGACGAATGAAACCAGAACAATTAACACAGCTTGGTATTGACGCAGCAACATGGTATACCCCACTAATAGATATGTTTGCTCGGTATAATATTAATACTACGCAGCGCCAAGCATCTTTTATAGGACAGTGCCAACATGAGTCAAACAATTTCAGAACTTTGGAAGAGAACCTTCATTACTCTGCCGATGGACTTATGCGTACATGGCCCTCAAGATTTCCTAGTGCAGATGTGGCTCAACAATATGCAAACAATCCAGAAAAGATTGCAAACAAAGTATATGCAGGACGCATGGGAAATACAGAAGAAGGTGATGGCTGGAAATATCATGGACGTGGCGTTATTCAATTAACTGGACGAGAAAACTATGAGCGTTGTGGAACGGCAATTAGCGCTGACCTTATTAATCAACCACAGCTTTTGGTTGAGCCTCATTATGCTGTTTTGTCTGCCGGTTGGTTCTGGAATAAACTTGGCCTCAACGATTTGGCGGACGCTCAAGAATACGGTCAGATGACTAGACGCATTAATGGTGGTACATTAGGGCTGGAAGACAGAATTGCTAAAATAACTAAAGCAAAACAAGTACTAGGGTAAACCCGTATGTTTAACAAACAAGAATACCAGAAAGAATATTTTCAGAAAAACCGAGAGCGGCTTTCTGCGTATCGTACTGCTTGGTCAAAAGAAAAAAGCAAGGATCCAGAGTATAGGGCACGTAAAAATGAATTACAAAAAATTCGCCGTGCAACAAAAGGTACTTCTTTGGAATCACCAGAAAAGGTACGTGCTAGAGTTAAGGCATGGAAAGAAGCTAACCCTGCAAAAGTTATAGCAAATACTACCAAGCGTAAAAAACATATTAGATTACGCACACCAAATTGGTTAACACCGATTGATTTTGAGCGCATACAAACTCAGTATCAATTAGCGGTGTTATTAACTAAAATAACAGATAGTCCTTGGGAAGTGGATCACGATATTCCTTTGTTGGGGAAAAATGTAAGTGGATTACATGTACCTTCTAATTTGCGAGTAATACCAAAACAGGATAACCTTGCAAAATCTAACCGGTTTGAGGTGATTTAATGCCGTTACAAAAATTACAATTTCGTCCGGGCATGAATAGGGAAGGAACTATTTATAGTAACGAAGGAGGCTGGTATTCCGGGGATAAAATTCGCTTCCGTTCTGGCTTGCCTGAAAAAATTGGTGGCTGGGTTCAAGTTTCGCCGAACACATATCAAGGTGTTTGCCGGTCTATTTGGAACTGGTTAGACGGTGATTCTGGTGTAGGTAATCAGTATATTGGTGTAGGCACAAACTCTAAATATTACATTTATTCTGGCGGTGTATATAACGACATTACACCTATTTATAAAACCGAAACCCTTACAGGACCATTTACAACTGCATCTGGTTCATCTATTGTTACAGTAACCGATAATGCCTATAGCCCAGCAGCGGGTGATTATGTCAATTTTTCAGGCGCCACCGCAATCGGTGGGGTATTAGTTTCTGGTGACTATATGGTTGCCTCTGTATTATCAGGCACTCAGTACACAATTATTGTTGCTCAAACTGCATCTGCAACGGTTACAGGTGGCGGCACGGTTACAGCTCAATATGAATATCCATCAGGTAATACTGTTTATTCTGTGGGTACTGGATGGGGCGCAGGGCCTTGGGGTGGTCCACTTATTCCAGTTGTAGTTAGTTTAGGTAATAACCCTTTTTCAGCGAATAGTACAACTACGGTAACAGTTACCCAAACTGCTCACGGCATGTCTAATGGTACTTACGTTGCTTTTAGTGGGGCTACTGGATTTGCTGGAATTGCTGCGTCTACATTAAATTCAACTTTTGTTATTTCTGGCGTAACAACTAACACATATCAAATTACATTACCGGCAGCAGCTACGGCTACTACAACTGGTGGTGGCTCTTCTGTAACTGTTACTGAACAAAGTGGATCTCGTGGTTGGGGTACAGCATATTCATCAGGTATTGGTTCTCAGTTACGTCTTTGGTCTAATGATAACTTTGGCGCTGACCTTGTTATTGCGCCTCGTGGTGGACCAGTTTTTTACTGGCAAGATATCAATGGGGTATCTACCCGTTCTGTATATTTAAGTAGTCTAGCTAATACTACAACTGCCGTAAGCGATACTTCTACTTTTACAGCTAGCGCCACATCTATTACCGTAACATCCGCCAACGCTCCGTATATTTATCCTTACATGTATATTACGGGTAACAATATCTCTGCGGGTACTCAAGTAGCTTCTACTTATATTACTGGGTCAACAACGGTACCTATTACATCTCCAACTACTGGAACTAGCTCGTCTATATATAACTTCTCTTATGCAGGCGCATTTGTTCCTACCGAGACATACCAAGTTATTTCATCAGAGGTACAAGAGTTTTTAATTTGTTTTGGCGCTAACCAATATAGTCCTAATAACGCTAATACGGCATTTAACCCGTTAACTGTGCGTTGGTCTGACCAAGCTAATCAATACCAATGGATTCCAATTATTACCAATCAGTCAGGTGAATACACTTTAACTAACGGCTCCTACATTATGGGCGCACGGGCAACCCGCCAAGAGATTTTAGTTTGGACTGATTCAGCTATCTATTCTATGCAGTATATTGGCGCACCTTATGTTTGGGGTTTCCAGATTTTGATGGACAACATATCTATCATGTCACCTAACTGCATGATTACAGTAAACAATATTACTTACTGGATGGGGCGAGACCGCTTCTATATGTATGATGGTACAGTAAAAACCTTACCATGCGCATTAAAACAATATGTATTTGAAGATTTAAACCAAGATCAATCTTATCAAGTATTTGCTGGTGCTAATGAAGGTTTTAACGAAGTATGGTGGTTTTATGTTAGCAACTCAAGCCAAGGTACTGCGGTTGATAAATATGTGATATACAACTATCTAGATCAATGCTGGTATTACGGCACTATGGCTCGCACCGCTTGGTACCAAACTGGAACTCAACCTTATCCGATTGCAGCCGATTACAACGGCAGATTGCTTTACCAAGAAAATGGTAATGATGATAACTCAATACAAGGCGTAACCACACCTATAAATGCTTATATACAGTCATCAGACTTTGACATTGGCGATGGTAATAACTTTGGCTTTGTATGGAGAATGTTGCCTGACGTAAACTTTAATAGTTCAACAACTAACCAGCCATCGGTCACTATTCAGCTCCAACCTCGGTTAAATTCGGGTACGGCTTATAACACCAATACGGATAACCCCACGGTTCAAAGTAGTCAAAACTTTTCTACTAATGTGCCAGCATATACGGTTAATCAGTTTACTGGACAGGTCTATACCCGTGTTCGGGGTCGCCAAATGGCATTTAGATTGCAGTCTACTGGTACTGGGGTAGCTTGGCAGCTGGGCGCTCCACGTATTGATATTCGTATGGATGGTCGTAGATAATGGCTATTAAATTCTACAATGGTACTGCGTTAAATCCAGCACCGCCAAACTTGCCCGTTTCAGCGCCAGAAAACTATACCCCGCAGTTTGAGAACCAAATCCTTAATGTGCTACGGCTGTACTTTAACCAGCTAAATAACTTTTCTCAGGCTACGGCAACGCCCGATAATGGTACAACGGTTAATAGACCAACGGCAAACCAACAAATTGGGCAGTTTTACTTTGATACTACCTTAGGTTATCCTATATGGTGGAACGGTAAAAAATGGGTAAATTCTAGCGGAAGTGCAGTATGAATGAGCTAATTCATGCAACCTTTAGTAAAATTGAAGCTATATTGCCAGCGTTACGAACAGCGCCGCAAGTTGAGTGTATTGAAAAACATCATTTTGCGCCAGGCTTATATGTAAAAGAAATAACTATGCCAGCTGGTTCCATTATAGTGGGGAAGCCGCATAAAACAGAACATTTGTGCATCATGCTTCAAGGGCGTATGAAGTTGCTTAAGCAGGATGGGGAGGTTGTGGAGCTTGTTGCTCCTATGACTTTTGTAGGAAAACCGGGTAGAAAGATAGCTTACATAATTGAAACTGTAGTTTTTCAAAATGTTTTTGCAACAGATGAAACTGATATAGAAAAACTAGAAGATATGTTTGTAGATAATCCCCTATTAGAAGGAAGTTAATATGGCAATGGTAGATGTAGCAGTAGCTGGCGCAGCCGCCGAAGGCGCATTTGTAGCCACCGATGCTGGCTTAGCGTTGACTGCTGGCGCTGGATTTACTCTTGATGCTGGTTTATTAGCAGCCCCAGAAATTCTTGATGCTTCTCTTATGGCTGGGGCGGCTGAGACATATGCCGGTGCTGCTATGCCTGGAGTTGTTAGTTCTGCTGCTCCCGAAATTGCTGCTGAAACCGTTAGTGGAGTTGCCCCTGCTGTCGCTGCTACTCCAGAGGCTGTTGCTGGACCCTCTGCGGAATTAACTGGTGGTCCTCAAGTTGGTATTAATCAAGTAGCAAATGCTCCAGGAGTCGTATCTGATGTAGGTGTAAACCCTGATTACACAGCTTGGCAAAACGCTCTTAATAGTGGTCAAACTATCCCAAACAATCCTTTACCCGGTGAATTTAATCCTTCCGCTACCCCTACACCCACTGCTGACCAAGTATTAAACGCTCCGGCATATAGCTCTACACCAACTGGAACCCCATATTCTGGTCAAGGTTTAAACCCAGGAGCCGCTAATACTGGACCATTAAATGCTTTTGCCCCGCAATCTCCATCAGGTATTGATTCATTAGGCAGCGGTTTTAACTCTGCTTTGAACTGGATGGGTGACCACCCAATTGTTACGGGGCTTGGTATGTATTTTGGCGCAAAGCAACTTGGTTTAGGGCGTCCAACTACATATAGTACTCCCGGCGCTAGCAATACTATGAATACTGGGCATTACAATTTAAACCCAAGTACGTTTCAACCCGGTCGTATGCCAGTAACACAAAACCCTGTTCAGCCTACATATCCAAACTATGTAAATGCTCCATATCAAGGTCCTGGAATGGCGTCAGGTGGTATAGCAAGTTATAAAAACAGTAATTATAGAGATGTAAAAGACGTTCAAGATGAAAGCGCTATGATGAGCCAGTATGAAAATATGATGACCGGTTCAAACGCGCCAAGTTCACAAGACCCTTCTTGGATAACTAACCCAACCATACCAGCAGATAATCAATTAGTAGATGCAAATACTAAAGGTATGATGCCTTATGAAGCCGCCAATTATAGAACTGCCCAAGCTATGGCAGGAGCTGGTATGCCCACTTCTGCTGGTAGAGGTATTGTTCAACCTACTATGAATTACGGTACTGTTAATACAGACCCAGCTATGGTTCAAGCAGCTATGGCGCAACAGCAACAACAAATACAAGGCGCTGCGCAAGGTGGCATCATGGGTTATAGCTTAGGAGGATATGCAAGTGGTGGAAATCCCCGTTTACTTAAAGGTCCTGGCGATGGTATGTCTGATAACATCCCTGCTACTATCGGTGATAGACAACCTGCCCGTTTGGCTGATGGTGAGTTTGTTGTCCCTGCGGATGTCGTCTCTCATCTTGGGAATGGTTCTACTGACGCTGGTGCTCAAAAATTACATACAATGATGGATAAAGTTAGAATGGATAGAACGGGTAAAAAGAAACAAGCACCCGCAGTTAAGGCAGATAAATACATACCAAAATGACAACACTTGTATACGCAGACGTAGACGGATTTAAAATTGTTAATGAGTTAGATGATTTATTTCCAGCGCATTACGATGAATTATGTGTAACAAAAGAGTTTGAGTATGAACCAGACTATGACGCATATAGACGTTTAGCTGAAGCAGGAATGTTAAGAGTTATTACTTGTAGGGCAGATGGTGAATTGATTGGGTACATTATATTTTTTATATCCCCCCACTTGCATTATAAGTCCTGTATTACGGCAACAGAAGATTTGTATTTTGTGCGAAAAGATTATCGCAAAGGTAGAGTAGGAATTAAGTTATTTCAGTATGCTGAAAAGGTATTGAAAGAACGTGGGGTACAAAGAATAATTATGCATACTAAAGTGCATTTGGACAATTCCAGATTATTCGAGTATTTGGGTTATAAACAAACTGATAAAGTTTTTAGCAAAATGATAGGAAATTAATATGGGCGGAGGCGGCGGATCAGCACCAGCAGCACCACAACAAACGTCTAGTAACGTATATCAGACTAATATTCCTGATTATGCGCAGCCGTATGTTACAAACATGCTTAACGCTACTCAAGCGCAGCTGTTTAATAGCGACTCTAGCGGAAACATAACTGGGTTTAATCAGTATCAACCCTATACAGGGATGAATGCCCAAGAGTTACAAAATGCTCAGCAAGCTGTGGCAGGGTTTTCTCCGCTCCAACAACAAGCTCAATCTTCCGCTGCTAATTTACAAACACCGGGTCAATATGGACAAGCTATGGGTGTTACCGGTCAGGGTATTATGGGGTCATATAACTTAGCCAACCAAAATGCTGCGCTAGGTCAAGCGGCTAACCCACAAAACTTTCAGAACCAAGTAGGTGGTTATATGAACCCCTACATTCAAAACGCTTTAGCTCCAGCACTGCAATTAGCTAATCAACAGTACGGTATAGCTGGAACTCAAATGGCCGGTCAAGCTACTGGGCAAGGTGCTTTTGGTGGAACACGTAGCGCGTTACAACAAGGTTTAAATCAACAAAACCAAATGTTGGCGCAAAATCAATTAATTGGTAATGCCTATAACCAAGCTTTTGGCGCTGCACAAAACCAATACAACCAAGACGCTGGCTATCAGTTACAAGCAAACCAAGCCGCACTTGGCGCAATCGGTCAAGGTCTAAGTGGAGCTAATCAATTAGCTGGTTTAGGTGGACAACA